CCGTAGTTCCTCGACAGTTGGGATGGAACGGCGGCACAGTCACGCCGGGTTCATATTGGGAAATGGGGATCACCGTACCATCAAGCCCACCACAAATGGAACAGGTATGGGAATCCAGCGTTTCAATGATTTCCACCATTTCAACATCCAAATCCTTGTAACATTCCTTGGTGGCAACAGCGTTGAAATAGGTGGTTTCGGTGTTGACCAATCGCCCCGCCTTATACCGATGAACCCCGAACTGCTTCTGAATAGCCGTGGTGATCTTGGCCGGGGAATCACCCCGAAGAAGCCCTTGCGTCAGGCTCTTGCTAACCGAACCCACCAGATCATTCTTGTTCAACCAACAGCGATCCCGGAAGGTTCGCCCGTCCGTTGTCCAAGGCTTTGAAAGCAATGTTTCAAGTTTCTTCTGATCCAGCCCGGTAATATCCCAGCCAAGGCCCACACCCTTCTGAACCTCAAAAGCCGTGTGGGTGTAGCCATTGCCCACAACCTTCTTCAACAGGGCATCCAGACTATCAACCTGATTGCCATATAGCAATTCAAGCTGTTGTTGAATACCTGTCTGGACAGCTTCAAGGCGGGAAATGTGGAACCGGGCGGACGCATTTTCCAGCTTCTTCAACCATGCCGCATCCAACCCGGCCTGTTCACCGATCTTGATATACTGTTCAACACTCCAATGAAATTCTTCAAGCTGTCCAGCGGTCAGCCATTTCCGGGCATCGGTCAGGCTGATTTGGTTGTTCACCGCAAAACGGGCATACCAGCTTTCAATTTCCTTCTGAACGGAACGCTGTGCATCCAAATACAATTCTTCCATGCCCTGAATAGTCTTTTGGGCTTCTCTGTGGGCGCTGTCCTCCAAGATGGAAAACCGCCCACGCCAATAATCCGCATTTCTCATGGGCCGTTCCTCCAATCCTGAAAAATGGTGCTGAAGGTGGGATTTGAACCCACACGCCTTGCGGCAACGGATTTTGAATCCGCCGTGTCTGCCTATTCCATCCACTTCAGCAAATAAGACTTCCCCATCAGGGCTGAAGGCCCCGCAAGCATTTTCAGCCAAGTCCAACAGGGAAGCATGGTAGCCCGTGCCGGGATCGAACCGGCGTTACCGCCGTGAAAGGGCGGTGTCTTAACCACTTGACTAACGGGCCATGATGGGCCGGGGAAGGGAATTTCACCCTTTGGCGGGTAGGAGTAATAGCACCCCGCCACACTCAATGTCTGCTCCGGCGTATATTGTGAAACGGCGGGGGTTATTCGCCCCCACCATTATCACCTTGGTTCGGGTTGCCGGTCTGGAAGGCCCCGGCGTATTCCTGTGCCTGTGCCATAGCTTCTTCCTTTTCCTTCTGCAACCGGGCCATTTCTGCTTCAACATCCGTAACCCACGGGTGCTGTTCCACAATGGTTTCATTGGACAGAATACCAACGGACTTGGAACAGTTTTCAATGGATTCCGATTCATTGATCAGAATATCCCTGTTGAACACAATCGCCACATCATCCGTGAAATCTCCAACGCCGGTGTTGCTGAAGTGGTTGTTGATGAACCACAACAGTTCTTCAAAGGCCGCTTGGAACTCGGTTTCCATGCCGTTTGCGTCAAGGTCAATGTCAGAATACATGGATTGAATGTTCATCTGATTGGGATTCCCGAACAGGCGATCATCTTTGGCATCGTAGCCACGGGCATTTTCAATCAGGGCTTTCTTGAACACATCCAAAATGGCCTTGTAGTTCTCGGAACTGACTTCCACCGTCAGGGTGGTAACATCACCATCATCACGAACCTTCACGGCTCCGAAGGTGGCAAGGTTGCGGCGGAACTCACCAAGATTTTCACCATCGTAATTCTTCAGGATCAGGATGGTGTTCCGTGCGTCCTCTTGCATATTGTTTTCAAAGTCGGAAATCATGGTGTTGATTCCGTCCTGAAGGGTTTTCACACGGCGAATCAGGGGGATTTCCTGTTTGTTATACTTGAACGGAATCAGGGGAATCCGTTCCCAATTCAGTTCGGTGGTTTCCTTGCCTTCTTCCTCAATGGTGAAGTAGTTTTCATGTTCCCCGGCTTCCACATCAGGCTTCAGTTCGCTTCCATCATAGATATACCGGTAAAGGCCATCGGTCTTGAACAGTTCAACCCGTTCAATGATTTTCTTGGTATATCCATCCCACACTTCCTGCGGGTAAAGACGGATAGCAGAATCAAGGATGGTGTGATCATCGTCAGCCCAAAACGGAAGAACTTCATAGGCCGGGAAATGTTTGAAGGCCAGATTGCCCTTTTTGTCATAGAACGGGAACAACCAGCCAAGGCCACCATTCAAGGCATCTTCACAAACATACTTCAGAAGCCGATGGAACCGCTTATTGAACACATTGTTCAAAGCGTCCGCATAGGCTTTGTTCTGACAGTTCACCGTGAAGGGCTTGCCCACAAGGTAGTTGGTTTTCTGATCCACCATCAGGGCATATTGGTTATCAATCAGGCGATTGTTCGGAAGATTGTCCACTTCCTGAAGTTTGCCATCAGCGCCAATGATTGTGCGCTTCCGGTTCAGAATGTCATGACGGCCTTCATAGTAGTCAGCGCCTTTGATCTGATCCATGCGCTTCAGGCTGTTCTTCCATTCACGGATTTCAGCGGCGTAAAACTGAAGTTCAGTCATGCCGTTTCGCCCACCCTGAAGGATCAGGCGGTTGATACGCTCCATAGCGTTATCCAGAAACATATTCACTTACCGCCTTTCTTCATTGCTTAATAAACGCAAACACACGGAAACCGTGCGTTTTTCGTGTGTTTTGTTACTATCATGTTATTAGTCGAAGCTGAAGGCGGGGCCAACCAACATATCTTCCAGCCCGTAACGCATAGCGTCCATAAGGTGGTTGAAATCATCAATGGGAACATTGATCTTGGCCCCGAACTTATCTTCTGCCCATGTGTAGTTTGAAATCTCGGTGATGAAGTTCACGCATCGGGGATGAACAATGATGGTGTAACCCTGGATGTACTGGATTCCATTGTTCACGCTGTCCTTGCCCTTCCGGGCGGCTCTGATACGATGAAGGCCAGCATCCCGCAATTCATCAATGCTCTTGGGTTCGGCACAATCGGCCTTGATCCGTTCCTTGCCGTAACCCATGCCGGTGATCCGGTCACAGATTGCCCGGTTCGTCAGGGCCTTTTCATACAGTTCATCAAACACCCAAATGGTTCTTTCCTTCTCACTCACCAGCCCACAGAACAGGGCCGTTGGATTGTTGGTATAACCGAAGTCAAGGCCGAAGGCGCTTTTCACATCAGGCTTCTTGGAAATAGCCAGATAATCAAAGGCTTCTTCCCGCCAATTATCGAAAATCAGGCCATCCACAATGCCCCAACCCCCAAGGCCAGCCACCTTGTAGCGGCGGGGGTTGTTTTCCTTCATGGTGTTGAACACCTTCAAATCCGCCGTATCCAGCCATTCATTACACAGGTAATTGGTGGTTGTGGCGTAAATCTGCCCATCCGGGCTGATCCAGCTATCATGAAACTTGTATGTGGGGTTTCCTTGGGCATCCTTGCCGGTGATCTCCCCGAAGAAGCGTTTCCTGATCCAATGCTTTTCGTTCCACGGGTTGAATATCAGCGTGATTTGCTTGAACAGGCCGGTTTCTTCCGGGATAGCACCACGGATGGATTCATCCAGCATATCAAAATCAGCTTCATTCATGATTTCGTATGCTTCTTCAATCCAGCACCAGCACAGATAGCCAATTTCAACCGTAATTGAAGTGACCTTCAGGGGATCATCAAGGCCCCGGAAGTAAATCTTCTGACCGGTTGGAAGGTAGGTCATTTCAAGGGGGCTTTCTTTGATTTCCCAATAGGCTGAAACCCCAAGGCGGTTGATTGCCCATTTCAGTTCAGTGAAACAGGAATCTTTCAAGGTTCTGAACACCTTGCGAACCACAAGGGTATTGGCTTCAGGGTATTGCATCATCCGTTTGATGATGTTCAGGGCCGTTGTTTTGGATTTCTTGGAAGCACGGCTTCCCTTACACACCCGGTAACGGCCTTTGAAGTTCCAGAAGGTTCCGTAACCCTTGCCAACCACTTCAGGAAGGTGAACCCGCTTGGCCTGTGGGCTAATCTTCAAGTTGATCATCCCCCGTGATAATCACCGGAACGGCCCCTTCCACACCCACCTTATCCGTGAACATACCGTAACGCTTGCCGATCAGTTCAGCGGCCTTCAACCTTTCCTTGGCTCCAACCTCTTTCTGCGTCAACTCTTGGCAACCGTCACCGCACAGGATCGGGATTTCTTCAGTATGTTCACCCCGCATTACCGAAGTCAGGTATTTCATGACTTCTTCAGCGTCAGCGATCTTAGCCGAATGAAGTTTTTCAAGTTCGGTTTCGATGTACGCTTTCAAGTCAAGTTTTGCAAGGTTTTCAGAACCCGTCTGCTTTGCGGTCTTGGGCGAATACCCCGCCTTGATTGCCGCATCCGTAGCATTGCCGCTGATCAGGTATTCATCACAGAACTTCCGCTGTCTTGGTGTCACAGGTATTCACCCCTTTCCTAAAAAAGTGAAATGCACCCCTATAAGGGGTGCATTTTTACGATTCCAGAATAACACGCTTGATACTATAAAATCCTACACACTTTTCACAAGAATAGGATTTTACACTACTGTTCAAGCGATAATAAAAGGTTAGGGTTCTTTTCAGAAAAAGAAATCAGGGCCTTCCCGTGAATCTTGTAAACCTGTGAAATTGAAAAGTTAAGGTCAAAGGCAATATCAAGCCATTTCTTCCCGTCAATGTATCGGGCAATCAGAACATTTTGCTGATCGAAGTCAGGAAGGATCTGAATTGCCTTCAGGGTAGCGTTCTTCAGATCAACAAGTTCATCAATCCGGGCGTTGATGGTTCGTTCAAGTTCATCAATTTTGCAGATCGTTTCTTCAAGGCTGTTCTTGGGGCCTGAAGTTTGAACCTTATCCTGTTTCAGTTCACACCCGATGGAAGTCAACCGGGAACGCTCTGTTGTAACCTTGTTCAGAAGTCTATTGATCAAGGCATCAAGGCGGCTGATCTGATTCAGAAAATCCTTGGCCTGTTGGGAAAGGTCTTTGTCATTCACTATGTAACACATCCTTTCTGCGGTGATCTGTTCCGTTTTCATTGCATCTGTACCGTTAATAAATGCTGAAAAATCAAGTGGTTTCAGGACTTTGGAACGCATGGAACAGATAAAACGGGCAGTTCCTTATATACACATTTCTTATATATTTTTTTCTTAATAAGAAGAAAGTATATTTACATCTGTTCCATCTGTTCCGTTCCCTGAAAACAACTGAAAAAGTCTTGAAAATCAAGGGTTTTCGTGCGGAACAGATATAGAAAAAACATCTATTCCATACCTGTTCCACACGCTGTTCCAACCCCTACTGAAGAAGCACCTGTTCGGGCGGAAATATTGTCCGAAAGATACCAGACAATCAGGAACCAAACAGGATCAATGCTGAAATACTCGGCCACCACCATCAAGAACAGCGTCAGGGCCAGCACCACCAGCATTTTCTTCATCGTCATTCACCCGCCTATTCCATTGATTTTCCGCAATTTCTATTATATCTGATCCGGGTGTTTCAACCCCACATTTTCTACAACGAACCCAATACCACCCGGATCACATGGACACCCTGAAAATATGGGTCATAGTAATTGATCATTTGTATTCCCTCCCGGTCTTACGGTCTTTGATTTCAATGCGGTTCAGAAGTTCAAACCCCGCCAAACGGGTGATGTACTTCAGGACGAAGATCAGGGTGTTCACCCGCTTCTGCTGTTCATCCTCGTCACGGATGATATTCTTTGTGCTGTGGTAGGCTGTCGGATCGTGATACCCTTCAGCATTTTCCCAAGGTTTAGGCATCGGTTTTCCCTCCTTCTTCTCTGTACCATTCTTCAATGTCACACCCAATGTCCTTCAACTTTTTACGGGCCAGCCACCCATCATCTTCCTGATCCATCAGGTAATATTCCCGTAGCTTCAGGGTTTCGGCATAGAACAGCTTCCACGCCAGCTTCAGGCGCTTAGGGCCAAAGCCAAATTGGGTGTGAAGCATCCACAGGATGGATGATTCTTTGTCCATGTCAAAGGCCCGATCATTTTCCACAATCTGTTTCTTGATTTCCTGATCCAAGGCCCGTTCTTCAGCTTTGTTGAACTGAACGGCGAAGATTTTACCACCGGACTTCTTAAACATCGGCATGGTATTCACTCCAAATATCATCGAAGCACACCGGAATCAGCCAATGAACCTTGTCCAACAGGATCAAGGCCACTTCCCGCATCTGCGGGTGTGCGGCGGGTGAACAGCGCAACTTCAGGAAATGCCGCCATTCACGAATGTTGGCCGTCATGACCACTTCCGTTTTCAGGCTGTTGGGAAGAACCGAACGGGCTTCTTGCGGTGTGCATCCTTCCGCCAGCATATCAAAATAGCGAATTTCCACCCCTTCACAGGCATCCCGCCAATAGTCATAGGCTCTGGAACCGGGTTCAAGGAAGCAAGGTTCAATCACCGTGATTTCCTCACCGAACTTGCCCTTGCCGTAATTACAATAGCGGGTGGATTCCTGACAGTAAGAAGCCATCCGGTGGCGGACGATCTCATGAGAAACCCCACGATCACAAATGAACTTCACCGTGAAGGAACAATGTTCCAGAACCGCTTCATGTCCACGCTTGATGATCCCGGCAACGAACTTTTCAGCGGAACCTTCCGTGATCTTATCCTCGGACTTGTAGCAGACACGGCCACATTGTTCCAGCCGCTTCAGAATGGTGGCCCCATCAATCGGGGTGATGAACTGCACATCAGGCTTGATAATTTTCATTGTTCTGCATCCTCCTTACAATCTGCCGGGTAAAACATATCATCGGTGCCGTTCTGTCTGTGAACACATTCATCACAGGGAAATTCATCCCCGAAGCGGTCACGGTGTTTGCATCGGCGGCACGGCTCCGAAGCCGCCTTGATTTTGGGAACCGGGGCCTTCATTCGTGCTGGAATATCCTGAAGTTCCGGGTGTTTGATTTCCATGTAAAGGGCGAACAGGCAATTCCAGCAAGCCGCCCGAAGGTGGGGTTCATCGTCCATCCCCATCATGTACTTGGCAAGGTGGCGAAAGGCCGAATCAATCAGGCTGTGAATGGGAATACCCTTTTCACAGTTCCGTTCACCATACTTCAAGGCCCCTTCTTCACAATGTTTGGAAACCTCTATCAAGGCTTCCCACGGAAGTAAATCCATGCGGCCTTTGCCGCTGTGCATATCACGAACAGCGCCGGTTCCAAACTCGGTGCGTTCACCGCTGTCTTTAATCATGCCAACCAGTCAACCTTTCTAAATTATTTTTTAATCCGGCCACAATCTCACGGGCTTCCATCGTACCCGTATGCTTTGCAATGGCTTCATTTCGCCGATCCGTCAAGAAACCACGATCCAGCGGGTGGCACTTTTCCAAATCAGCATTACACCGGTTGATTTCTTGAACCAAGGCTTCAGCACGGGCCTTCAGCCGGTCTAAACATTCCTGAAGAATGGCCTTCTGGTATTGGGCGATTGTTTGAATGTTGTTTTTCAATTCAGGATCATCCCGATATTCAATAGCTGAATTGACAGCAAGGCCGTGGTCGGTGCAAAAGGTTTCTGCATCAAACAGGCTATTGAACACCCGCCGCCCAACCTTGGCATAGGGAATGTTTTTGTTCTTGAACTTGGAATATTCGTGGGTCATTCAGCACCATCCTTCTTTCCGGGGATCATTTTCTCCATAGCGGCTATGTAGAAGTTTTTATCAACTTCAAAACCGTAAGCGTTGCGCCCCAATTCGTATGCGGCCCGAAGGGTTGTTCCACTTCCGGCAACAGGATCAATGACCACATCCCCCGGATCGGTGAAAACCTCAATCAGCCGTTTCAGAACTCCGACTGGTTTTTGGGTGGGATGGATTTTGGGATATTCCTTCCGGTTGTCCCGTTCCCAAGTGAACCAGTTGAAAACCATGTGCTTGTTTCCGTCAGGGCCAATGTTTCGGAACTTGGGAAGTTTATCCCGATACAGCACCACCGCAAATTCTGTGGCACCAACAATCTTCATGTTGGCCTTCAGAACTTGGGCGGAATAGTTCTTTGTAAAGAACAGCGGGTAAGACTTTTTAAACCCATATTTCTTCCCGTAGTCAATGACGGTTTGCATCTGCTCAAAGGCACAGAACACAATCATAGCCGGGGCCTGTCCTTTCTCCTTTGGTTCCTTCCGAAGAAGGCGGCTGCAGAAGTGCATATATTCCGCAATCTTGAAGGTGCCATCCGTATGAAAGAAGCTGGATTTTGCCAACTTACTTTTCCCGTTCTTGTTGTCGCCGCCCTGATACCACATAGGATTACTTGCGTAAGCATCAACCCCGATATTATAGGGAATATCAGCAATGACAAGTTGGGCTTTGGGAATATTGTACCTTTTGAAATTTTGAAAATTATCATGGTACAGTTCAATTTTAGTATCCATTGGTTATTCCTCACTTTCTTCTACAAATACACGGGTTTTCCGGTTTCTGATCCACTTGGGAACCGTTGTGAAGCCACAGCGTTTTGTGATCTGCCGGGAAAACTCAATCTTGGAAAGGGCTTGGAAGTTGTTTGCAATGCAATATTCCTTATACCGGCGATACACGGAATCGGTGGCTTCATTTTCAATCCCGTCAACACCCACTTCATTGATGAACCCAATAATGGGGTTGTTGTTTTCCTCATATTCGTCCAACTGCCCCTGAACTCTGCTGGAAGTGGTGAACTGTGCGTTCCCAAGAACCCGCTTCAACCCCTGAAGGCCAAGCAAGGCCAGATATTCCATAGAACCCTGTTCACACAGTTCATCCTTGATGAACGGGCGGAAGTCAGCATCATTGGGGGTGAACTTGGCATCGAAGGGAACAATCACCAAACGCCGCTGAACGGCTCCGGTTTTATCCTTGATACGGGGAATGTTGTTGGCGCTGAACAGGAACTTGGAATAATTGTTGAACTCAAATGGATCTTGGCCTTTACGCTCCACATTCACCCGATCACCCGTGACCAGCTTCTTGAACACGGAAGCATTGGCAATAAATTCATCACCAATATCATCACCGATGTTCGCCAGCTTGCCGAACAGTTCAGCGGTTTTGAACCTATCGCCCAATTCCTTCAGGTCAAGGGAAGCAATGTTCTGATCCCCAAGAAGGTTCTTCACCACATGAAGGAAGGTGGATTTGCCGTTGCTCTTATCGCCAATCAGGATGAAGGCTTTGCCAAGTTCATTGCGGCGGTACATACAATAGCCCACCATTTCTTCCAGCAAGGCCCGGACTTCAGGATCATCACAGGCCAGCCGGTTCAGGGTATGATCCAACAGATCATCATGGGCTGCGGGGTTGTACGGCCACGGGATTTTGTTTGTAATGACCACATCCGGGGTGAACTCTTTGAAGGAACCATCCCGGATATTGTAAAGGCCGTTGCTGAAAGCAATGATATTCGGGTTGGTGGCCTTGGTGTTTTCCTCAATCATGATTTCCAGATAGGACAGGACTTCCGAACGCCACGCCCGTTTCAGGTTGCTGATCAGCTTGATCATGGCCCCTTCAATCTCACCGGCACCGGAAACATAGATACCATCCTTGTAAATGTGAAGCTGGTTATTGATCTTCACAATATGGTTGTTGTTTTTCAGGTAGGTGGCGAACTTATCAAACAGGAAGGTTTTATCCCGGAAGAAGGATGTTTTCTTGAAAGCATCATCCCGAAGGATCACATCAAGTTCCTTGTCGGAAAGGGGCTTCTTCAGCACATAACGGTTAATCAGCCTGATACATTCACGGGCTTCTTCCTTGGTAAAATCGTCACTCTGAAGGGTCAGAATGTAGTTGAACAGGGTTTGGTTCCGCCCATCACCTTCCCCAAGGTTCGGAAAATCATAGTTGCTTTTCACCGGGGTCAGCCATTTGGGAAGTTCCTGAATCTCCCCTTCAGGGAAGTCATACAGAATGGGCCGTTCCACGCCACCGGACTTCAAGATTTCATAGCTGTTATTGGCTCCAACCTTTCCATCCGTGGTGATACCCACGGCCAAGGTGCATTTCGTCCAGCTTTTTTTAACACCACAGTTCTTGAACAAGAAGTGTTTTCCCCGTGTGGTGGCGTACACTCTGCACTTCAGTTCTAAATCCTGAACAATTCTGAACAAAAGTTCAGATGTTTCCGCATCGTCCACATCAATCAGAATGGTTTCTTCCCCAAGAATACCGGCGTATTCATCAAGGTCTTGGACTTCAGAACGGGTTTTCAGTTTTTCAACGCCTTTGAACTTTTCAAGGCATTGTTTATTTCTGGTAGGCACATAGCCCCTAAACAGTTCCATGCTTCAACGCTCCCCCCCCCCGAAAGGTTTTATTGTTCATCGTTCCACCCCGAAATCTTTCAACCGATCCCAAGCAACATCAATGTAATATTGCTTGTCCAGTTCATCCGGGATAGGAAGATTGGTCACATCATCATTGATGAAGAAACAATGATCCGGGGTGTTGCCGAACTTTTCAGGGTTCTTTTCCCGGCCCTTGACGATTTTCCCGGAAACCTTGAAGATTCCGCCCTTGCTCTGATCCTTGGAAGCGAACACCCGGAAGGTTTTATCCGTCTGAACCTCACCGCCGCTGAAGCGGGTGATTTTCTTGGAACGGCCTTTTTCATCCCTGATCTTGGCTTCCGTAATCACCGGGGAATAAAGGGCGTATTTGTACTTGCTGGACACCTTCACAACCTTCTGAAAATCTCGAAGATCGGAACATTCCATGATGGTTGTTTCCGGGCTGATCCCATGAAGGAAATAGTTCACAATGGCCCGGTTGACAATGGGAAGGTCATAATCCAGATCAGACAGCTTTTTGACATAGGCACCCTTGCACTTCCAGCGGGGTTTCCCTTTTTCATCACGAAGCGGCCCGGAAGGAATAATGATGTAATTGTTCACATCCTTCTGATACACCTTTTGAAATTCATCAAATTCAAGGCGCATCCCGGTTCTTTGCTCCCACTCCCAACACAGATCGTCCAGCATTTCAAAATCTTCATACCGGCGAAGTTTGACCAAAATACCATCCGTGTTGCTCTGGATGATTTCACAATGATCTTCCAGCCGTTCAATCAAATCCAGAAGAAGAAGCTGACCGCCCACACAAACATTGTTGGCTTGCCGGGGGTCATACATGGCATTGTGCTTATCCTTCATAGCGCCATAGGTGCTGTTCAGGACGATTTTATAAGGCTGTTGCATGGGGTTCTTCTCCGCCTTCAGCTTCAGGCGGGTGTGATAGATTTCCGCATACTTGGAAGGATCATGGACATTGCGGGAAAGCCACTTATAAACCAGCATCAAAGACGGGTAATAGGAAGCCACATCCACATTGACGAACCAGCCTTCCCCGTGATATTTGGGAATGGCCCCATGAAGGCCACCCCAAGCGAACACATGGGGAACCCCGGCCACATCCAATTCAAGGGTTTTGGAATAGTCACGGTTCAGGGGGTTCTTGTACCAGTTCAAAACTTCCGTGTATTTTTCGATCCGCAAGCTGGGCGGGAACTCAATTTCAAATTCATCATTGTGTTCCCGCTGAACGGCTCCAAGGATTTTGGCGGAAAGCTGGGCCTTGGTGCGACCAATGTCGGAAATAGGAAGGTGGAACGCCTTCACAAGTGACATTTGGGCATCAAATTCATCTTCCTTCCGCCTCAACCACACTTCCACCGTCTGTTCCACATCATGGCGGCAATACTTGACTGTTTCGGCCAACTCTGCTTCAGTCAAAGGCCGGTCAATGTCGAAGGGAACAGAAGTTTCTTTGATGGAATGGCCCATAAACGCTTCCAGCGCCTTCAGGCTGATTGGCGGGTTCGGCATCACATCATAATTGATCAGCGGGTATTCCCTGAACAGGCTTGAATATCTGTAACCGGGTTTGTCCTCTGCAATGATCCAATCGTTCACAGGCTTTGGATCAAACCCACACAGAATGGCCTTCAGGATGTACTGATCATAGTTCTGGGAATTGTAACCGGCCCAAATCACACCCTTGTGTTCCTCATAGAAGCGTTTCAGCTTGTCGGGATCGTTGATAATCACGGTTTCTTTCCGGGCGTTCAGGTCGATCAGGACAACCAGCCAGTCATACCGGAAAACCTCAAAATCATAGAAGATCATTAACTCACATCCTTTCAGCTTTTGTGAAATCGGTCAGCGTTGCCGCCTTATCAGCCCCGCCACGGGAAGGCTTTCACTTGGGGGTCATTGTGGGGCCGAAGCCCCACAGGTTGTGCTTGAAAGTTAAGGTTCAAAACCGCATCAAGCACTATTTGTGCTCGATTTGATTATAAAAAATCTGCGGTCAGTTTTCAACCTCAAAAACCTCCTCAACAGTGATGGAATTGAAGCGGGAATCATCATAGTCCACCGCATATTCCAAGGTTCCATCAATAGCTTCCGCCACATCAAGAACAAGTTGGGCAAACTGCTTGTAGCTGGTGAAGCTGATAGGAACACCGGAATCCAGCTTTTCAAGGAAGCCCATAGCGGAAGCGATCATGTTCTTGTCATTTTTGGTGCCGTAAAGGACACGGTTCATAAAAAGGCGCTGGTTCTTGAACTCACCGGACAGGATTTTGAAGGACACGGCCAGCATGGGGCGGTTGGGATCGGCCTTGGTGCCTTTGATCTCCATGCTTTCCAGCTTCACTTCATACTTGCCAGCGGGAATGGTGGGGAAATCACCGCCGCCGTTCTTCTTGGCATCCTCCACATCAGCCTGAAGGCCCTTCAGATCAACAGAACGATCAATCTTGTCAAAATCAATAGCCATAGTTTTTTACCTCCAAAAATGTTGTTTTTTATATTTGGTTGGAAAGAATTTTTCCAATTTCCCTGACTGCATGGGCGATCTTCTCACGGTTTATCCGTTTTTCTTGAAGAACACCCATGATAACTGCGGCTTCCGTCTGAATGTCCTGAAAGGCTCTGTGATTGCTTTCAAGGTCAGCTTCATAGGAAGCAAGGTCTGTGTTCTCACCGGCCTTGGCCGATCTGACTTCTTCATCAGCCTTTTCAGCGTATTCCCGGAAATACTTGGCCGCTTCATAACCCATGTATTTTTCAACCAGATATTCAAAATCACGGGCCTTGAAGATGGTTTCAGGCTTCCCGGCAATCATCAGCACATCAGCCATTATTCTTCACGCTTCTTCCGGGTGCGGCGGGGCGGGTTCACATCCATCTTGGGTGCGGCTTCCTCTGCCTGTGCCTTGGGGCGATCCCACAGGGGGCAACCATCGGGGCCGCCTTCCTTGTGGCAACGGTGGCCAGCGTCAATGGACGGGCAAAGGGGGATTTCCGGGTTCTGGTCATGCTGTTTGAAAATGCGATCACCGTCCGGGCATTTGGGAAGATCGTTCCAAGGCGGGGTGTCACCGGTGGCCGGTTCAGCAACGGTATCAGGATCACCACAAGCCGCCTTTGCCGCATCTTCAACCGGATCATAGTTGTCAGCCGGGGGCGGGGTTTCAGTCTTGGCCTTTCTGCCCCTTCTGCTGGGCGCTGTGGTGGGCGTGTCGGTGGTTTCAGGTGCGGGGGTATCCGGGGTATTGCCGCCACGCTTCACGGCTCCTGCGGCCTTCTGGTTGGCTTCCTCGTAGACTTCACAGAAAGCATCATAGGTCAGCGGGATTTCCTTATCACGGACAGTCAAACGGCCACCGCCGAAGATCACTTCAGAAGTCTTGAAAGACAGCACCCGTTCATCATCGTCCGCCACGATACGGGCCACCAGATCAACCATACCGGCCACCTTGTTTGCCACCTTATCCTGAAGGTTCGGCTTGATAGAACTGATCTTATCGCCGCCCTTGCGGGTCAGGTCACGGCTTCTGTCCTCATGGCTGATCAGGATGATGTTTTCATAGTCCAGATTCACAAGCCGCTTCAGGGTGTTCAGGAACTCGCTTCTGACCATATCCCACGCACGGAAGGAATCATCAGATTCATGCTTCCAGCCCTGACGGTCACAGATGTAAACCCGGCACGATTCATAAACATCTTCCAGAAGGTCAACCACGATGGTTCGGAAATCGTTCTGTTTCTTTTCCAGTTCGGCCACGGCATCCATGAACACTTCATAGGCCAACTTGCGCTTGGTGATACGGCCTTCCACCGTAACGGTGTCACGAATGGCGATATAGGGGGCATCCACAAACTTGATGTTGCCATCCGTGTTCAACATCAGGGGATCGGGGAACTGATTGGCAAAGAAGGTTTTGCCGCTGAAGGGTGCGCCGTAAAGCCACACAACCTTCTTCTTGGTGGCGTTCAGGTCACGGCGTTCATTCTTGGGAAGTAACATATAATCCCATCCTTTCTGACAATATTCTTCATACTCACACCATCCACAAAAATGGTTTGGGTTCTTGGGAAAGTCTGTGGCTTCAACCATGTGCTTCACATCGGTCAGGAAGTCCACAATCTTCATGGGGTTGTACTGAACCGGCATCAGCGTTGGTTCAGCATCTTTCAAGGCCGCTTGCAAGCGGTCACGGAATTGGGAAAGGGTTTCGGTGCTTTTCTGCCTGATCTTTGCCTTGGGAACAATCAGGAAATACATATTCCTGATCCGGTGGCCGGGATGGGTCAGTTCATACCAATACTTGTATTCATGAAGCTGACCGGAAACGGCGTAGTTCTTGGCGTTGTTGGAATACTTGAAATCGTACAGATCAAACAAGGTTTCATCGGTTCTGGAATCCCAACCACAGGGCCACAGATAATCCATGAAGCCGATGAAATCAGCGTTCCCGATTGGAAGTTCAAAGGTTCCGCCCGGTGGCAACATGGCCTTTGCCTTGGGGATCATGGCTTCCAACTTCATCATTTCATGAATGTGATCATCCGTCAGAACCGGGAAGCTGTTCTTGTAGAAGTCAAGGGCTTGTTCAACCCCTTCTTCAATGCCGGTGTGAAGGGCGGTGCCAAGGATCAGGGCGTTGTCTGCGTCCGTGTTCGGGATCGTGTCTATCCCTTCCACATATCGCAAGCGGTATTTGTATGGGCATCTATCAAAGACTTCAACCCGGCTGTGGGAAACTCGCATTGTTTCACCCCTTTCACAATAGTCTTGAAGGCTTCAAAGCCTTCCGGGTAAAGGATGAACCCGAACCCCTGTGAACCGTTGATTTGGGCCAAATTACGCTTCTGAAGCACAGATGGGGTTCCATCGGTGGCCTTCAGCTCCACTTCAAGGGCAATGCCCTTCACGGTGATCCGCATATCGGGAAGGCCGCTTTTCACATACCGGCTTCCACCCCAACGCTTTTCATAGAAGCCACAGGGCGGGGCGCTCATGCGGTCAACAGGTTCACCCAAGGGATATATCCCTTCAGCTTCCAGCCATTTCTTCAGGCGATTTTCAAAGTTTTTTTCACCGGCCATCGGCTCACCCCTCCAACATCTGAATCAGGCTGTGAATACCTCTGACTTGGGTGAAGCCCTGAATTTTACCCGTTCCAGCGTAGAATTGGAACAGTTTATCATCAGACTTCCGCCAACAATGGAAATGTCCGGTTTGCTCATTCTTCAGTTGGTATTCAATGCCGTGGGCTTCAAACTGCTGAATGGCATAGGCGATCCGGTCAGGGTTCTTTGCAACCCGTTCTGAATGAACCTGTTTGGCATGATTTTTCAGGGCATCCCACACTTCATCCCTTGCCATCGGCCCCACCGTCCATTTCATAATGTTCAAAGGTTGCCACACTTGCCATAGCCGAAAACAGATCGGAATAATACTGAACAGCGGAATCACGGTCAATATTGTGTTTATCAGCCGCCGCAATCAGTTCATGAATGGTGCCACCAACAATGCGGGTCATTTCACTTGCCCAAGCGTCAGCTTCTTTCGGGGTCAAACCTTCCATTACTGCCCACCGCCTTTCAGGGTGATCTTCACATAACCGGCCTTGGCGGTGGTCTTGGAACACTCGGAAGCAATGTCCGGGTATTTCTTCTTCAGCTTTGCGGAATCAATGCTGGTGGCATTGGTGGGCTTCACAAGGGTAAGGTTCAGAACATCGGATTCAAACTTATCCACGCCGAACTTCACCATTGCTTCATACAGCTTGGCCTTCATTTCCTTTTCCTGATCCTCAATGGCCTTCTTGTGGGCGGTCAGGGAAGCAATGGCGTTCAAGGTGGCAAGCTGGGTGTTTTTGAACTCCTGAAGGGCCGTTTCTTCATCGAAGGTGGCCGAACCACAGGCGTTCGGGTTTTCCTGACAGGAATCAGGGCAAGTGTGGAACTCCGGGCATTTGTGGCAACACCCATCGAACTTTCCACGGGGGCAAGCATTTTCACATTTGATCATTTTTCTGGTTCTCCTTTCAGATAAACATTCAACTGCTTCAGGCCGAAGGCGGAAGCGGCTTCATGGTTGTCAAAATAAATGTCGATCTGGTTTTCACCGTATTTGTCAATCACCCATTGGGCGGGGCGATCCTGAACGATGTATTCACCCAGGCCTTCCACTTCCACCACGGTTCCCAAGGGAAGCGGGGAAGCACAGGAAACACCGGCCTTCAGTTCCACACCAGCGGCACCATACACAATGCCGTTGGGCCGGTTCTTGGCCCATTCGCCGCAACACTTTTCACAGGAACAATAGGCGGTAATTCTGAAACTGCCCAACAGCACCGGTTCAGGTTCGGCGGGTTCTTCCACCAGCGGGGTTTCCACCGGCTCCAAGGTCACATCCGGGATCACGGCGGTAAGCTGATCCGGTTCAATGGGGGCATCCGGGGCCTTGCTGTTGACAGCAGAACAGCGCCCAAATACAAACCCCATTGCAAGGCCCATCAGAAGGGCCACAAGGAACATCCGCCTGAACCGCTGGTTAAGGGCTTTGCGGCGCTGTTGCCGCTTGCTCATACTTTCTGAATAGTTCATTTGACACACCTTCTATTTCGGTTTTGTTCTTCAGCGGTTGCCCATCGGCAGTTATCAGGGGAATAGCCTTTGTCATTGTCTATCCGATCAATGGTCAGTTCATCGGAATAACCGTGCGACATGGCCCAATCGTGGAAGGCTTGAAAACTGTTGCGCCATTCATCACAGACAGCAATTCCACGGGAACCGTAATACTTGAATTGCGGAGTATTGGGGTTGAAACAGCGGCTTTTCATATCCTCCCAAATCCCATATAGGCGGGAATGAATCATTCCGTGGGTAGAACGCAAGCCGTTCTTCAAGGCGGTTTTGTGAACGCATCCACAAGAAATCGTGTGGCCTGATCGTAAGTTCCAACCAAGAACCACGGTTTCATTGCCGCAATCGCAACGGCAAAGCCAAGCCGCTTGTTTGTTGGGGCTTTCTGCTCTGGAAAGAACCAACAGATTTCCAAAGCGTTTTCCGGTTAAATCAATCATCGTCTTTCACCTTCTTCATACTTGCGGAACAATTCATCCGTGTAATCTCTGCGCTGTTTTAAGGCTCCAAGAATATCTTCTTCAACCGTTCCCGGACAGATCATCAGGTAATAGAAACAGGGCCGTTCTTGCCCAAGGCGGTGAATACGCTTTTGGGATTGCTCCCACAGTTCAGAACCTTGGGGAAGGCTGAAGTAAATGATTTTGTTGGCAAGCTGGAAGTTGCCGCCCATTGCACCGGCCTGATACTGAATGAAGGTAATGCTGTTGTGCTGGTAGCGGTAAGCATCCAAGTTCTTTTCTTCACCGGAAAGAACAGACACAGGCCGGTTCAGGCCCTTGGCAATCCCCTTCAGGCGTTCCATTTCTTCCGTGAAGTTATAGAACACAATCAAGCGATCTTCTGTACTGTTCACCAAATCCCGGAAGGCTTCATAACGGGCCGGGTTGTATAGGCCGCAAAGCTGACGGGCATAAAGGCGGCGGGTCAAACTGGTATCACCAATCAATTCCCGTTCACAATGGGCATTGGAACCGTAGAAATCCGCATCCAGTTCAAATTCACCAAGGTTGGCGCTGTCAATCGCAACATAACGATCATTCCAGAACTTCCAATAAAGGGGTGAAGGGCGGGTTTTGACCTTGATCCAGTTCCGTTTTGGAAGGCTGATCCCGGCCTGTTCGGTAGTCATGAAAACGGCCCCATGTTCGGCCAGCTTCATCTTCAGCCGGTCAACATTCTTATAGCCGGTAATCTGCTTTCGCCAAAAACCATCGGTTTCCACCCATTCCGTTTGAATGTACTGCTTCCAGAACAGTTCCTTTGAAATCTTCCACCCCAACAGTTGGCATTGGCTCCAAAGGTTTTCATACTTGCCGCCCGTGGGGGTGCCTGACAGAAGGATCACATTATCCGGTTTCAGTCCAAGAATGAACTTTGACCGTTTGGCGTTCTCATTCTGGATCAGAGAACTTTCATCCAACATCAGCGTGAAGCCGGTCAGGGTTTTCAGCACATTCCGCCTGAAGGTCAGTTCGTAGTTGATCACGCCAATCATCAGGGTTGGAACTTCATGCTGAACCTGTTCAAAGAACCATTTGAAGGTTTTGGGGTTGGTCAGGTCGAACACACAATTCCGGGTGTAGTGGTCTTGAAAATGTTCAATCCAGTCTTGAACCTTTGAACATTGGCACACCACCAGATTGATCCGCTTGTCCAGCTTCATCATTTTTTCGGAACCAACAAAGGTTTTCCCAAGGCCCATATCAAGGTAATAGGCCACCCGGTTTTTTCCCTCGGTTTCATCAAGGGCCTGTTGTTGGTGCTGAAACAGGTTAATCATTGATCTGAATGGAATCACCCAAAACCTTTTTGGCGTGGGTGGTGGAACCGAACAGTTTCTTGACCACAGCGGCACAGAAACCGGAATAGTAGTCATAGGAATCCGCTTCCCCACAGGAAACAATGGTTTTGGTGTTGTCGGCCCACAGAATGATTGTCTTGGGGCCGCTATAAATGACCTTCTTGATCTGCGGAAGGCCGATCTGACGGGAACGGCGGGTGTGATTTGCAACGCCGAAGGTGGCGTTAAGATCAGCCTTGATATATTCCATCATGGCATCCGGCAGAGTACCCGCCGCAACCACCTTGGATTCAGAGAACCAAAACAGGCCCTTGGAACTTGCGTCATTCGTCTGCTGAAAAAGCTCCACGCCAACCTTCTTGTTCTGCGAAAAGTAATTCTTCACCTTGCCGATGTAGCCGGTGAACTTGCCGCTGTATTCCGCATCGGGCAAGATTTTAACGATCATACCGATCTGAAGCATATAAACCATCCTTTCATCGGTGAAGCCATTCACGGCGGATATACTGAATCGCCGTTTCAAAGCCTTCAGACATTTCAGCGGGGCAATCCGGGTTGTGCTGGGCGCTCCGCAACTGCTTAATTGCCTTCTTCAGTTCGCCACGGGTGGCGTTAGGTGTGTAGGGGGGGGAATCAGGCGCAACCACATAGATAATGGCGAAGAAGCAAATCATATCAATGTTGGTGGCGTTCCTGATCAAATCCAACAGTTCATCACGGGTGTTGTCCATCGTTGTTCCCCTTTCAGGCCGTAAGGCCGAAGAAGGAATTGAACTGATCAGCGCCCACATAATCACGGAACTTGGTGGGGTTGATGTAGTAATTCCAGCAAGCGCCGGTTCCGGGAACGGCGTTCCCGAAGGGAAGAAGGCCACGCTGAAGGCCGATTCTGACGAACTGATCAGATTTTCCCATGCACCGGGCGGCTTCCTTCACGCTGATCTTCTTGATGGGCGGTTCCGCAACCGGGGCGGCTCCATAACCCATCAGGTAATCAAAGGAAACTCCGGTTGCATCGGCAAGGGCCTTGATACGGTCAGGGCCGGGGGTGTTCTTCCCGGAAAGGTATTGGCTGATAGCGGCCTTGGAAGCCCCGGCCTGTTCAGACAGGGCGGATTGGCTCATGTTGGCCTGTTCCATAGCGTTCTTCAAACGCTCTGCAAAAGTGGTCATTGTGCATACTCCTTTCAAACAGCTTTATTGGGTTATCACTCTTGTTCTTCAAAGGCCACTTCACATTCTCCACAGAGAACATGAACTTCCTTGGTTGCCCGGATGATGGTTCCGCAACAGGGGCAAACATACTTGCGGGAACTTGATCCCCCCCCCTTCCGGGAACCCTTCAGCGGATTGGTACGGGGTCGAACCAGACAGAACCCGGATTTGCCAAGGGATTTCACGAAGGCTTCAGCTTGCGGGTTCAGGGCGGTTTTGTGCCATCCGTACTTTTCGCCTTTCTCCACGGTCAGGCCGTGGGCTTCAGCGGTTTCTTTGAACTTCCGGTTGTGGTAGGAACCAGAACGGGAAGTGTCCTGAACATTGTCCTGAAGGTTCTGAAGGTGAACCATTTCGTGAAGCAAGGTTCCACAGGTTTCTTCAAAGGGGCGGTTCAGGTATTCGGCGCACAGGTTGATTTCGTAATAGCCGCCTTCCTTGGTGCCGTCTTGCCACGCCTTCCAAGCGGTACACCACCCATAGGCTCCACGGGTATGATCCGGGGAAACGGTGATCACAGGCTTTTCCAGCTTCCCTTCAAAGAAGGCTTTGTTGAACTTTGAAAACAAGGTTTCAAGTTCATCAATGACCGGTTTCAAACTGACTTCATTCATGGTTCTTACTCCTACTGAACACTATATGCGCTCGATTTAGTTAAAAAAAAGTTCCTGCACCGAAACACCAAAGAAGTTGGAAATGCGAACCTTCACTTCATCACGGGGAACCCGTTCATCTCGCTCATACATGGCATAAGAAGATTTGGTGATCCCAAGTTCCTTGGAAATTTCGTCTTGGGTTCTGCTTCCACGCAGTTCCCGAAGTTTCTTGCCAACACTCATATTTGCACATCCTTTCTTCAGAATTAGAACAGCCAAAGCCCCAACAAGCAACTTCCGGGCGGTCATATCTTTTACATGGGGATTGATACCCAATACCCGAACCCATAAACCGGGGGCGCTCATGTTGTCGCTGTTGCCCTGCCATCATCAGCACCGGTGGGGCGGTTCCGGTGGACGGGCCATCAGGCCCGTTTCGGCTTATTGATTCCAATAGTCAAAATCATTCAAAATATATTTGCGATTTTCGGGGGTGTCGGGTAAATTGTATCCGCTTCCTTTATTGCCAAGGAACAATTCACCAAAGTCATTGATCCCACAAGAAAGGCCCGTCTGTTTGTTTTCTTTCCAAACTTCCATATCTCACATACTCCTTCCGGGGTGATAATCCGTAATATCATCAACTTCTTTATCAGTAAGCTTCCAATCCCACGGGTTACAGTTGGTGTGATTGATGATGTAATCGAAAGTCCGGGAAGTCTTGACCTTCATCGGATTGACCTTGTACCCGTTGCATCGAAGATCATGAATGAAGTCGGCCTTTGTCCGGTATTCCTGATTGGTGATGAAAACGGTTTTGGTTCCGTCCTTGACTATTGCGCTGAACTTCTTCATATTGTGTTCCCCTTTCGCCGTGCACCTTCTGTGCTCGTCTGATTATCATTATACACAATATGTGCTCAAAGTCAAGCACAACTGAACACAAATTGTGCACAAAGAAATGTGTTACTAATTGTGCACATCGACGGATTGACTTTGTGCACATAATGTGTATAATAAATTATAGAAAGACTTCTGAAAGGGGTGTACTTATGCCGAAGTTTTCTGATCGGTTCAAGCAATTACGAACCGAATGCCGCCTATCTCAACAGAACTTGGCGGATCAGCTTGGTTTTTCTAAAAGTAGTGTAAATATGTATGAACGGGGCGAACGGGAACCGGGCCTTGAATCTATGGAAACCATTGCTGACTATTTCAATGTTGATTTGGATTACCTCATGGGAAGATCAGACATTCCGAACCGGAATGATTGGTTGAAAAGTATCAATAAATCTGTGGTAGTTGAACCTTCACAGCCACAAATGAAGTTTGATAACATCATCCCAATTTCTACAAAGCGTTTCCCCCTACTCGGTGACATTGCTTGCGGTAAACCCATCATGGCAAACGAAGAAAAGGAACTGTATGTGGAAGCTGGTACAAACATTCATGCTGATTTCTGCTTGAAGGCCAAGGGCGATTCCATGATCGGGGTCAGAATCTATGACGGGGATATTGTGTTCATCAGAAAACAGGAAATGGTGAACAATGGCGAAATTGCCGCTGTTATCATTGATGATGAAGCAACCCTGAAGCGGGTGAATTACTATCCCGAAAAAAATCTATTGATCCTGAAGGCCGAAAACTCCAACTATGAAGATTTAGTTTATACCGGGGAACAGTTGGATCATATCATCATTCTTGGTAAGGCCGTGGCCTTCCAAAGTGATGTAAGATAAATGAAAGGAATGGTTGTTATGAAAAAGAAGGGTTGCCTAATCCCCGTCTTGATTGTTGTAGTCGCTCTTGCCGTTGGCATTGGGGTTGGGGTCAGTCAAATGACAAACAATCCCGGAAGCACAAATAAGGAAACTGTTCCGGTAGTCTTTGACGCACTTCAATATGAAGTGAAGGACAAGAAAAACATTAGTGAAACCGAACTTATTGAACAGTTGGGTGAACCTGATAGAACCGAAGATTGGAACTATACCACGGCCAGCGGAAAAACCTTTCCCATTCGTACTTTGTACTATGGGAATAATGAATATAGCTTCAACAATGACAACCTTCAGCGGGTTACTTTGTACGATAAATTTTCCTATTCCAGCAAGGATGATTTTCTTCCAATGTTTAATTTGAAGAAATATTCCAACACCAATATCAATGATACCGGTTCGTATTATCGGGCTTTCTATTGCGGTGTGAATGATTTGTGGTTGGAATATAATGATAGCGAAATCACCATGACCAAGATTTCCTATGGCTCTGTATTTGACGAAGGTTGATCTGTCCACATCCGTTCCGCCGTCCAATCCCTGAAAACACAGGAAAATCAAGGCTTTGGAACAGGTGGAACAGATAAAGCGCCGGTTCTCTATATACTCTTTTTCTTTTATATTTTTTTATCTACTCTTTGAAGTAATATAATATCTGTTCCAAGTGTTCCATTCTCTCAAAGCCACATCCCGCAAGGATTTTAAGCGGAACGGATATGGAACAAATGCAAAAAAAAATGACCGCCCCCGGTCTTGCACACCGGAAGCGGTCAGGCGAAACAAACCCTTTTGAAGTTAATGTTTCAAACGCCTTTGAACATTATATCACATGGGGTTTAGCTTTGCCATACCCAATTTTGAAAGTTCAGGTGATATAATGCGAAATCCAAACGGGTATGGAACGGTTGCAAAGCTATCAGGCCAACGCCGCCGCCCATACATTGTGAAGAAAACCATAGGCTGGAATGACAAAGGCCACCCCATCTATGACATTATCGGCTATGCTGAAACCCGTGAAGCCGGGAACATCATGCTTGCCGAATACAACCGTGATCCTTGGGATGTTGACCGGGCCAAGATCACCCTTCAACAGCTTTTTGACCTCTGGAAAGAAAAGAAGGCCCCGAAACTGGGTGAATCCAATCGTTCTTCCCTCTGTTCAGCGTTCAAGCATTGTTCAGCGTATGTGAACAAACCTTACAAGCAACTGCGATCCTACCAAATGCAAGAAACCATTGATGGTTGTGGGAAAGGGTATAGCACCCAAGCGGCCATCAAGAACCTGTGGGGCCACCTTGACCGGTTCGCCCTTGAAATGGATATAATAAACCGGTGCTTCTCCGAACTTCTGACTTCTGATCCAATACCGCCCACCAGCCGCCTTCCGTTCACCAACGATGAAATCAAAACGGTGTGGGAACATCAGTCTGATCCTTGGGTTGATACTGTTTTGATCTTGCTATATTCCGGGTGGCGTATCTCTGAATTTTTGAACCTGAAACCTGAAGATATAGACTTGAAGGAAGGCACGATGAAGGGCGGCACCAAAACGAAGGCCGGTAAGAACCGCATTGTTCCCATCCATCCAAAGATCAGGCCCTTGATTGAACGGCGGCTTGCCGAAGGTGGCCCCCGGCTGATCAGCTACAATGGGAAGATTTGCAATCAAACCCAATACCGGATATTTTGGGCGGATATTATGAAGGCCCTGAAGCTGAATCATACCCCGCACGAATGCCGCCACACCTTTGAAACCAAATTGGATAGCGCCGGGGCAAACCGGAAGTGTATTGATCTTCTCATGGGTCATGTGTCCAAGGACACGGGAAACCGGGTCTATAATCACAAGACTTTGGATGAACTGAAGGCCACAGTGGAACTTATCAAATAGGGTTCAGGGCGGTGAACATTTTGGGCCGCTGAACACTGAACTATTAACACGGTAGTAACAAAAAAGGCGGGAACCCCTGAAAAATCAAGGGTTCCCGCTTCATCTGTTTTTATTGCACCATGAATTAGTATGCTCTGCAACGCTCCGAAGTGCCCAAATACTGAACATTTCAGCCCGTTGAAAGTGGGGTAAATCGGGGGCGATAGTAACACACTAATAACACGGTATCACAGGGGTTTTGCGTAGTCAAGGGAAATCCACCCGGCACCGCTTTTCAGTTTGCCCCACTTGGAAGCGCCGGTTCCGTTGCTCTCTGCCACGATGGTATAAACACCGGGCTTGATGAAGCCATTCTTCCCGTAATTGGTGCCGGGGCCTTTTCTGATATACAGATCAGAAATAGTCACCCGCACAAGATAAGGGGTCACAGCGCCACCAGCGCCGCCCGTGGCGTAGTCAAGGGAAATCCACCCGGCACCGCTTTTCAGTTTGCCCCACTTGGAAGCGCCGGTTCCGTTGCTCTCTGCCACGATGGTATAAACACCGGGCTTGATGAAGCCATTCTTCCCGTAATTGGTGCCGGGGCCTTTTCTGATATACAGATCAGAAATAGTCACCCGCACAAGATAAGGGGTCACAGCGCCACCAGCGCCGCCCGTGGCGCTGTTTCCGGTGCTGGGGGTAGTAGTTACACCCCCGCCCGTAGAAGTGCCGCCAGAAAGCCGCCTGTTGACCTCTGCGGCAATTTCATCATGAAGGTTATAAAGATAATCACCGGGGCAAGACTTGTTTGCAAACCACCGGTGAACCGTCATAACCATTTCATTTGCCTTGGGGGTATAAGCAAGGGTCTTGTTCTTATCCCCGAACCACAGGATTTTTGTTTTCCCATTGCGCTTGCAAATATCGGTGACAAGATCAAGAAGGGCGTTGTATGCCTTATCCGTCACCTTGTAGGGGGCCACGGTTTCACTTGCCGTTTCGATGGTCACGGCCCTATGGTCATTGGCGCTGTTGGAACTGCACCAAGAACGATCCTTTTCTTCCACACACAGGCCAATGGAACCATCATAGCCCACAACATAGTTGCAAGACGCTTGCTTGCTGGTAGGCTGGAACACTTCACAACCCCGCTTTGCCGTAACCTGACCAACGAAACAGTGAATGGTGATCCGGTCAATGGCATGGTTCCGGGGGCTGTTCTTGTTCGGGGAAATTTGGGTGACGGTGACAAGGTTACTGTTGCTCATTTTCGGTTTCCTCCTTCACGGGTTCAAGGGCGGGGATTTCCTCATAGTTCACAATCTTTGTCATGTCACACAAGGAATCAATCAGGTCACCAAGGGCTTCAGTGTCCACGGGATAATTGATATACTCGGCGGAAGTCTGAACCATAGCCATCACCCATTCCTTGCGGGTTGCGCCATCTTCAAACTTCTGTTCCGCTTCCTCCATCAGCTTGATCACCAAGCCCAACAAAGCGGCCCAATTCTTTTCCTGCGTGGCTTTCTGGACATACTGCACCAGCTTATAGGCCAAGGGAATACAGGTGGACAGACCAGCAAGAATGGCAACGATCAGGGAAACAATCTGTTCAGCGTTCATGTTTTTCTTCCTTTCTGATTTTGTATTTTTGGCCGGGGGGTCACAGTTTCTTGGTATCGTTGTAAATTTCCGGGCCATACTGTTTCCGCAACTTGATCCGGTTTTCAGCCTTGGCCTTGGAATAGTAAAAACCGGTTGCTGTTGCCAATTCAGCGAATATGGCCGGGATCAGATACGCAAGGGGTGAAGTGTCCCCCGTTTTCCAAACAATAGCAAGAGTGAAGGCCGTCACAACCAGTGTGACGGCCCCCACACAACCCAAAATGATTTTGGAAAATTCCTTTTTCGGTTTCTTCTTTACACGGCTCATTCATCCGGGGCTTCCGTGGGCAACTCCAAGAATTTCTTGTGAAGATCGTCCATTACCCCGTTCACCCCCAACGAATGATATTGCTTCCAGCAGTTTTCAAAACTTTCCCTTGCATAGATCGGGGCATAGCCTTTTTCGGAATACTTATTGAAATCGCTGATCATCTGCGCCCGAAGAAGGGCCTGAATACCGGCCTTCAAAGCCTTGGAATCCTCGGTGTTATGCTTGATTTGGCTCCACAGGTATTTGAATACTGCCAAAATCAAGGCGGGAACACCAATCAAGCACAACACCTGATAAATCGTCATGGCTTTTCCCTCCTATCAGGCCCCGATCAGGGCGGCAATATAGCGCAAATCCTCAACAGGGCCGTTGTAGAAGTCGAAGTTCCAAATCCAATGTTCTTCCTGATCCGGGCGCTTGTACTTCTGACAAAGGGCATCTTCCCAAATCTTCCCCCACCGGGCCTGATACCCGGCATCACGCTTTTCCAGCTTGGGAATGATCCGGTTCAACAGTTCGCCCCGTTCCTGCCCCATGCCATCATCATTCTGTGTGAAGAAGTCATAGGCGTTTTGGCTGGTGGCCGAACACACCGGAAGATCATTCAGGATCAGAAAACCACCCTGACCATTCAGGGTGGTTCCATACGGAATGTTCACTTGTCCGCAAATCGCCTTGAACCTTGCCCGTTTACGGCAAACATAGGTTTTATACTCCATCCGTGCTTTCCTCCCACCCGTACACACCGGGTTCCCACACATTGGAATCCACCGTGGAAATCCAATGCTTTTCCTTATGGCTCACCTTTGCCCCCTTGGAATAAGCGTCATGCGCTCCCACCGGTTGGCTCCATTCGGGCCATTCTTCAGCGGGATCACTCGTTTTGCTCCACAGGCTGGAAGCCGTGTCCGGTGTCCAATCCGCTTGGGAAGTATGGGCCTGAACGCACTTGTAAAGGGCTCCGTTATACCGGCGAATCTGTCCCACCGTGTAGCCAACAGGGAAAGCCCATTCAGCGAACAAATCAGCGTGTTCCGCCGCCGTTTCAGCGTCAATGCTCCCGGCTTCCGCCAAGGTCACAAAGACGATTCCACCGGCTTCTGTGGCTTTGGTGATCTCGGTTCCTGCGTCCGTTTCCTCCAAACTCACGGTTTCCAGTTCGTCCATAGCGGCACGGCCCAACAAATGGTAAGCCACACCCTCAAAAACAATGCCCGAAGCGTCATGCTCCGGGCAAAGGATGTAGCAACCATTTTCGGCTTTCTTGATGCAGTTCAGGTTCTCGGTCAGGCCGATACCGGCCCCGGCTTTGATGATTCTAAACATTGTCCACCTCCGAAAAAAATTGCATGGTAAAGCCGCCGCAACCGTAACAACCGGCCATGATCGTTGAAGTTCCGGTAATAGGCGCTTTGGCATTCCATGTATTGTTCTATGTCAAAGAAGGATCGTTTTCCCTCTTTGAACTCCCTGTGAAACAGCTTCAGTTTTCGCCTTGCCCGTTTCACTCCATCCCGGCTTCCATTCACCTTGATCTTGCCGGTTTCGGTAAGTGTGAACCGGGCTTTGCAGAACCGGAACGGCTTTGTAAGCGGGATCACCTTACACTTGCGCTTGTTCACTCGGATTCCAGCGGCTTCAAAACGCCTTACAATTTCATGGCCCATCAGCTTTGCTTCATCCACCGTGGGAAAGAAAGCATAGTAATCATCCATGTAATGACCGGCGCAATGAACATGGGCCTGACACTTGATCCATTGGTCAATTTTGCTTGGTAACGCCACCATTTCCTGTTGGGAAGGCTCCACGCCCAAAGGCAAGCCCCGGCCCGGTGTCGGGCATGGGGAATATTGAATCACAGTATCAGCCAAGTTTTGAAGTTCAGGATTCAAAATCAATTCCCGGTGCCGCTGATATAACAGGGCATGGGAAGCATTTGGAAAGAACCCTTTCAAATCCAACAGCAACACAGCACCTTCCCGGCCATATCGTCGGTAATGCCATCCAAGCTGTTGTTTGATCCGTTTGAACTGCCAATGAAGTCCCTTGTTCCTTTGGCTTGCCCCGTTGTCATAGATCATGCAGGGGTTATACAACGGAACCAGAACTTCATTACAAAGAACCTTGTGGATTTGCCGATCAGTGATATGTGGGGCATCTATGGGGCGTACCTTCCCACGCTCTCTTAAAGTGAAATGGGTACACTTCATAGGGTTCCACGCCTGATCCAAAACCTTCTTCCGCCGTCTTGCTGTCCCGGAAAACAGGTGAATTTCAAAGTTCTGAACACTTTGTTTCCACCGTACCCCGTTACAGCATTTCCGGCCATAGAAGAACATTTTGCGATAACTGAATACTTTGTTCATTGGCCCAAGTGCATCACACCGGGCCTGTTTTCTTTCTTGCCACTTGGCTTTGCGGCGCTGGTATCTCGCTTCATGCCGTTCTTGGCTTGTCATACAAAAAAGTATTCGCCCTCCGTACAAATATCTTGTTGGGTGCCGTCTAACTTGCTTTGCCCTTGCACATGACATGGGTTAAGGCACAATCACCCACCATGCAAGAAGCGTCCGTGTAAGGGCATCAAAGGGCAGTTTTAGGGATTGGCTACCCAAGGAAGTACCTCTCCTTTTGCGAAGGTCGTCTTTCACCTGAAATCCAAAAGCCGTTTGCCTTCTGTTACTACATTTGACCGTGTATATCTGCAAAATCCGGGCCGCAACCCACCAGAATTATTGGCATTGTTATTGTTGTTGTTGCCATCCGTCCAGACAATAACGAAATTGTTGTTGTTATTGTAATTAGGGGAACGAAGGCCCCACCAAACCGCCAGAGGACACATTAACAGTCACGCACCTAATAGGAAATCATTTCTGTTTTGCTGTTACATTTTTGATTGCTCCTTTCAGAAGTTCGTTTTCTTTGTCGATCAGTTCACCCAAGTTTTGGGCCATCTTATCCAGCTTTTCCATTGCATCCTGTGACTTCACCGGATTCCCCTTGGAAGTGGTAAAGGCCCCTTCCGGGTTCTGGTTCAGAATCAGGTAAACATGGGTCAAGCGAACATCCAGCGCCATCAGGGAAGCCCGTGCTTCAAGAAGATGGGCCTTCCTCATTTCAATGCGCTGGTTGTCCGAAGGGAAAATACTGTTGGCCTTCTCCGCATGGTCGATGATCTCACCGGCCAGCTTTGCCACCGGCTCCGCAATCAGCCGGGAATACCGGGCTGAAAGACGGGTCAGGAAGTTCAGGGTTTCAACATAAATCTGATTGGCCGTGTTGATGAACTCGGCCTTGCTTGTGGTTCTCTTTTGCTTCAGGACAGACATTTTCAGTTATACCCCTTTGGGTGAATTATCGACATTGATCGTTCCTTCCGCCTTTTCCACTTCTTCCAAGTGCTTCAGAAGGACAAATTCAATGTAATTGGTAATGGATCGGTGTTCACGGGTTGCAAGCGCCCCGATCTTGTCAAAGACTTCATCAGATAGGCGCAAGGTGAAAACACGCTTGTTTGTTGCCATACAATACCCCCTTCAAACAGGCTTATGGATATTGTATGGCTGATTTTGTCCGGTGTATGCACTCAAAAGACAGTCAAATGATAGCACTTTACCGGAAAACCCCCATTTTCAAAAAATCGTCGGGCGGCTTACGCCGCCATTATTATTTTTATTTGGGGTTCCCTCCCGGAACCGCCGCCTTTCGGCGGCGGGATAGGGGCGGGATCATCCTGCGGGGGATTAGGCGGCAAAGCCGGGCCGCAACCCACCAGAATTATTGGCAGAGTAACCGTAGTCGTTGCCATCCGTCCAGACAATAACGAAATAGCTGTTGCCATTGTAATTAGGGGAACGAAGGCCCCACCAAACCGCCGTGGTGACGGCGGTATGATTATTGGCAATCTTGGTGTTACCAGCTTTGTAATAATCATACTGGGCCTGATAGTTCTGTTCATACTGGTTGGCGTAGCTTCTCGTACCAAAGACTTCAAACTCGGAAAGATCAAACAGGTAATCGGTAGTAGTTGTAACATTACCGGAACTGTTGCTTGCATTGCCCGTGTTATCGGTGTACTTGGTCACGGGTTGCATCACAGCACGAAGGTCAGACGGAAGCGCCGCCATCAAACTGTTTGCCAAGGGGCTTGTGGGGGTTCCATCATTGCCATAAAGGGTTTTCCGCTTATAGCAAGCGTTCCAGCCACCGCTGTTCGTTTTGCTGGTGTTCCAACTGAAATAACCTGTGCCGGAAATATTAGTATTGTATTTGCTGTCACACAGGGCAACAGCGGCACTCCCAATTTTTCCGATCTGAAAATGGATCTTATTCCCGCCTTCACGGGCCGAATTGTGATTGAACCCCAAAATGAAAACATTGACCGCCAAATTGGAAAAAGTGGTGTTACCCACCTTACCATTGATCTTGATTTCCTTCACATCACCAACGGCCCAATAGTTGGCCCCCAAACCTGCGGAACTGACTTCCCGGATGGTTGCCCAACTGTTATCGTTCAGAACCTTGGTGGGCAATGTCATCTCAACGGAACAGGTCTTATTGGCCGGGGCCGTGTGGTTGGTGCCAGCGCCCACGCTGACGGTGATTGTGGCGCTTCCTTTGGCCTTGGCGGTAACAGTTACCACCGAACCGGAAACACTCACAGAAGCCACCGTGGGGGCGCTGGAAGTGGCCGTAATCTTACCATCACCCGCCCTTGTCACGGTGATGGTGTCCGTGGTCTTTGCGGCGGTCAGTTTGATGGAAGTCTTATTCAAAGACAAACTACCAGCGGCCTTGGCAATGCTCCAAGCAACCGTTTTGGCCCCGGTGCTTCCATCAGCCCACTTGTAGTTCGTTTTCGGCGTGAAGGTGGCATTGTAGGAACCGGCGTTCGTGCCGCTGGTGGTTCCTCCAAGCGTCATTTTCCCGCTGTCATAGTTGTTCCAAGTGGGGCTTTGGGCCGAACCGGTATAGGTAAGACTTCCACTTTGAGAGGGAACCGGCATAGAAGCCCTTCCAATCGTCCATGTGACTTCCCGTGCCGTCTTGCTTCCGTCACTCCATTGGTATTTATCTTTCGGGGTGAAGGTTGCCGTATAGGTTCCCGCATTGGTGCCGGTAGTCACACCGCCAAGGGTCAAAGCATTGGGATCATAGCTGTTCCAAGAAGGGCTTTGGGCCGATCCGTTATAGGTCAGGGTTCCATTCTGTGTGGGAACTACATTGATAGTGAATGCAATGCTATTCACAGCTTCCAAGGCCGCATCAGCGGCATCTTGGGCGTTTTGCGCCGCTTCCACACAGGTGTTAATCTGCCCCAACAGAAAAGGGTGGGCGGTTTGATCTTCATTATGGGTTTTAACTTTGCTTTCGGCGGTTCCCTTCTGCTCATAGTTCATTTCAGGAAGTTGTTCAGCCGGAACCTTCCCATCCACCAAATCGGCTTTGTTTTTCTGCCCGTCCTGAAGGTTTTTGATACCATCAGCATTTTCTTTCAGGGCGGCATCAATTTTGTCCATGTTGCCGTTCTGAACTTCAACATCATAAAATTCAGAAGCAAGGGGTTTGGTCAATTTGTAATTTTCGGTTTGATTTGCCATCAGTTCATTACCTCATTTCTCATTTGGTCATGGGTGTATGCGGCAAGCTGGGCATGGGTGAACCGTCCAAGTTCAGCATGGGTGTTATAAAGCTGAAGAAGGGTCACAATCAGATTTTGCGGAACCACCCGATCCAACAGTGATTCAACATCACTAAAGTTGTTTTTTGCCGCCAGCCCAATTTTCACAATAAGCTGATAGGTTCCTTCCATCACTTCAGCCGAATAATTCCCGGAACCGCAAAGGGTTTCAAGAATGTTTCTCAACTGCGGAAGCGTATAGGGAAGTTCTTCATTTAACCGGGTCAGAATACGGAACCGGCGATCTTCCAAGGTATCTGTTCCCTTGGGGGTGATCCCCAAAATCTTTTCCCATCTGGACAGGCCCAAATTACCAGCCGTGGAAATGAACTGATTATTCAGAAGATCATCAGAAGAATCCCAAGCGGATTCAAATTCCGGTTGTTCTGCTTCTGAAATCCCCTTGAATTCCGCATAATCCCGGACAACATAGGGAAGATAATTGATCAGTTTTCTATCCACTTTCCATCACCCCTTCATGCGTTGATCGTGATAACGCTGGGGGAAATGGAACCCAATACCGGGATATGGTCAAGTTCCAAAGTGAAGTTGGAAGCCTCGTCATTGATTTTTGTATTGGCAATATCCAGAATACCGGAAATGCCCAACAACCGGCTTTCAATTTGGCTGATACGAACCACAAGGGGTTCCGTCTGATCCGCCCAACTTTCTGCCAGTTCTGTAAAATAACTTTCAATGGCTTCCGTCACATATCCCGAAACATCGTCCCAATCCCAATCACGCTGGTAATACAAAGAAAAGGCCAAATTCACCGTTTCTTCTTGAACACCTTCCACCCTAACAACATGACCGATGGGGGCAATTCCAACGCCTTCCCCCGCATTCCGAAGGGGATCAACGGCGGTTTGAACCTGTTCCACCAAGGACGGGGAAGGAACCGTGAAAGTGCTGTTGATGATCACCAGCTTCACAGTTCCGCCAACGCTCAATTTATTGTTTTGGGCGGCATAGAACACCGCATCCAACCAGCTTTTCACCGCTTCAGGAACATCAGAAAGGCCGCTGATCCATTCAGAAGTTCCTTCCGGGGGAATCATTTCAGCCGGGGAAAAATCGCTGTTCCAAGCCCGGTAAACCTTCACACCGCCCACGCCGGGAATGGCGTTCACCTTTTCCAGATAATCCGCACGGTTGCCGCCGAAGGCTTGGGCGTTCAGGCTATCCATGTAACGCTGTCTGAAAACCTCGGTATCTTCTTCATCCTCACCCGGAACCAAAATGGAAGTAATGGTGCAAGTCTGAAGGCCATCCACATATTCAATGGGGATCACCGTTCCGGTGTAGTTGTTCCCGGCTTCACCAGCCGTTTCACAGGTCAGTTCATAATTACCATTCCCACGATCAGCGGAAACATAGTAATTCAGTTCACCGATGGAAAAGCGGGTATTCATGGGAAGAAACAAGGTTGTGGGAGTAATCGCCATCTGCAAAATTGCGGGGCTTGCCGGTTGCGGGGAAAGGCCCCGTTCACCGGCTCTTTGAATCAGATAGGGGCGGCTTGCGGTATCAGCAAAGGTTTCATTCAATACCGTATCAAGGGCAATATACAGATTTTGCAGTTCCACAGCGGCGGGGGCGTTCCCAAGCCACACCAGCGATCCTTCACGGGTGTCAAGATTGCTGTTGACAGACAGCGCCTTTTGAAGCATCCGGGCAAGGATCACTTCATAGGTCTGCGCTTCATACATTAGATTTCAACCCCCATTTCTGTATTGATTTCACCAAAAATGCTGACCACCGTGAAAGTGGTCAGCACCTTTTTCTTGTTCACTTCAAATTGAAAATTTTCAACGGCGGTGATCCGGTCATCCTGAAGCAAGGCTTCCCGAACCCGCCGTTCAATTTCAGGAATACAGTATTCCACATCTTGCCCAATCAGATTGTGAAGTTCCACACCATAGTTCCAAGAATGGATCAGCCATTCATAGCGTTCAGTGTTCAGAATCAAATATACCGCTTGTTCAACGGCTTGAATCTGATCAATGGTTCCAATGATGGTCAAGCTATTATGGTTCATGCGGAAGGTTCTGCTGGGAAGCGTTTCAAACTCAAAATCCTGCCGCAAATCATCCCCGGTCTGTGGGATCATAGCCATTCCCCCTTCAAGGCCGGGTTCGCTTTGATACGATCCAGCACTACAAATTTTTTGCCCTTCTGCATCCGGGACAGAAGCACCCAATCACCAACCACAAGGGCATTATGAACTTTGAATTTCTTTCGCCCCTGAATGGGGTGGTTGTGATCTATGGGGGTTGCTTCACCACCCCCGGTATAGGTATCAACAACCGGGTGGCCGTGGCTGATCACCACAGTTTGGTGGGAAACCGTCATATCCACTTCATAATCAGTGACATTCCGGGTCAGCACCAACATTTTTTCTGTGTAGATTGCTTTCTGATCCACTTGGATTTTCAGCGGTGAAGCGGAAATCACTTCACCAAACAACAGATTCACGGGTTTTCCAGCTTCCACGGCTTCCACAGCCGCCTTTTTTACTACTTCCACAGCATTAGGCAATGAATTCACCCCCAATCAAATCAAGTTCCATCCGGTGTTCATTATCCTTGAAAGTGTGGGTGACTTTGTTCACCACCATGAAATTGTTGGTGATTATATCACCAAGGTTCAGGGCAACCACCACGGCGCTTCCGGCTCTTACCCGAACATCCCCAAACGCATCTTGGATGGTCAAGCGTCTGGTTTTTTGGTCATACAATTTCAACAGGGCATCCGCCTTGGCGGAAGCACCAGTTTTGGTCTGGATTTCTTCAAAATACTGAAGAACGCCCCATTGGTTGATTTTTTCACCGTCTTGGGCCACATACAATTCCCGCTTGCCGGTTTCCTCGTTGTTATAGGCCAGCTTGATTTTATTATAGGTCTGATCATCAATGCTGGATTCATAACTGAAATTTTCACCGGTTTCTTCATCAATCAGAAGATCAAGTTTCATGGAATTGATGTTTTTCAAGGTCAGCTTTCCAACATCATCATAAAGAACAAACAGTTGCTTGGTATTCATCAGGGTTTCATCCAAAGCATTCTGAATCATATCAAACAGGGTTTGGTTTTCCTCCACGATGGTTTCAATGGTGTACCCGGTATCTTCCACATCACCAAGGTTCAACTGGAAATCAGTTGCCAACCGTTTCAGAAGATCAGAAGCCTTCAGCCCTTCTTCTGTCAAAGTGTCCTTGTTCTTCAGGTATCGCAACTGATCAAAAGCCACAACATCAATGGTGGGGCCTTTGTCCCGCTTCTTCTTAAACACAAACCCATAAAACATGGGGGTTCCGTCAACCGTCAACTTCACCGGATCACCTTCTTGGAAGTTTAGTCCGGCGCACTTGACAACGGTAAATTCCAGCTTTCCGGGGGTTCCTTTGCGCTCCAAGGTCAGCTTGGCCCCTTCTTCAACAACCGGATATTGAATTGTACTGCCGTGTTGAATGAACAGTTCAACGGCCAAACAGAATCACCCCTTTCAGGAAGGCAAAGTAAGAACCTGATTAGGATAAATCAAATTAGGGTTCTTGATTTTATCCTTGTTCAGATTATAAATTTCAGTGTACCGGGAACCGTCCCCAAGATATTTCTTGGCAATATTCCAAAGACAGTCCCCGGATTTCACGGTATAGGTGGTAGTTTTGGGAGCGGTGGCGGTAGGCCGGGGGGCTTCTTGAACCGTTGCCTTTGGCGGCTCTGCGGGGGTAGCCGGTTGTTTGATGGTTACGGTCTTGGTTCCATAGGCTTTGTATTGCTTCAGGTTCACTTTCACCTTCACATCAAACCCGGCCCCGGCATCATCCGTGATTTCATAGTTTTCCATTCCAACTGTCAGGTTGGTATAGAAGAACATCCCGCCATTGGGCCTTTGCCGGTTCAAAATCCATTGGAAAGGCTCTTTGCTGGTTTTCAACCGCTCAAACAAAGAAAGGTAATAGCTTGCGGATTGCGCCCCGCCATTGGTAAAAGGATAGGACACTTGGGGAAGAACCAATTCAAAGGACACATCCGAAAGGCCAGCGGCCTTCAGAATGTTGATTTCTTCCCCGTTGATCAGGGTCATGGTTTTGTTCTGGTTATTGATCTTTACCGTCACCTTGGAAGGGGTGATGGGCATAAGCACACCACCCAAATACATTTTGTATGCCATTACTCATGCACCCCTTCTTCAGAAACATCCAGCTTTTCAGCAAAATCATTGGCCCAAGCATCCATGATCCCGTCAAGATCGGTGTCACTGGAAATGTGGTTTTCATTGTGCTGTTCAACATGAATTTCAGCCGTGGTGAACCGGTTGATTGCTTCACGCTCCGCAATGTCACGAAGATAGGCCAAATCTTCTTCAGCAATATCCAAGGCATCAGCGGTGGCCGCTGTGTTGTTTGCAATATCGCCGGTGTTCCCGTAAATGCTATCAAGATCATTGCCAAGGTTGAAGGCATCCAAAGAATCAGCCCCCATAGAATCCAAGGCGGAAAAATCAAACATACCGGAAACCTTATCGGCCACGCCATCACCCCAAGCGGCACCGGAAGCAAAGGCATCAGCGGCCCAACCATCTTGGAAGGTGTCAAAGGTAGACATTCCTTCATTGAAGGCATCGGCAACACTCTTGTATTCCTCCACATTGCCATAGGCTTCAGCAGATTTGGCCGCATATTCGCTTGCTTTGTTGGTAATCCCGGAATAGTCGAACTCAACGAAGGGCAATTTGTTCAGGGCTTCACAGATACCCGCCACAACAGTAAGGGCCGTAGAAAGAAGGTTGTAAAACCACCCCTGAACATTGGAAATAACATTGTGGAAGGCCGTTCCGATATTGGAAGCACAAGCCCCCAAAGCGTTCCAGATACCCAAGGCGATATTTGCCACGGACAGGCCAAGGTTTTTGAAGAAGGCAATTACTACCATGATTCCGCCGCAAATCACACCGAAGCCGCTATTTGCAATTCCAGTGAACTTGGCAACTGCCGCACACGCCGCATAGATAGCCGCAATGACGGCGATAATCAGAAGGATAATCCATGTAAGGGGGCAAGCCAAAAGCGCCGCATTTAGGCCCTGCTGGGCCACCGTAGCGGTGAAAGTGGCTCCCGCTTCCATAGCGGTTGCCGCCGCATGAACGGCCTTGGCCGTTGCCTGAATACCCATAATGGCATTTGTCACCAGCGCCACGCCGTTATAAATCAGCATAGCGGCCACAATGCCCATGATGATAGGCTGAATCCAACTCCAATTATCAACAATTACCGAAGCAATGGAAATCAAAATATCCAACAGCGAAGAAGCCACATTTGCAACCCCCGCAAGCCCATTGATCAGGGCTGTGGTGACTTGCTGGAACTTGGTGCTGTTAGCAATCTGGTTGATCTTGGTCAGAATCGGGGCGAACATGGAAAGGGCTTTATTTTTCATCCCGGCCCAAATCTGCGCCCAAGTCTTGGGCATGGAATCGAACTTTGCGTTGGTTTCATCCGCCATAGCAAACATGGCGTTCTTCACCACTTCAGCCGTTACCTTGCCTTCCTGTGCAACCGTCTTGATGGAACCTTCCGCAATCCCCATATACTTTTCAATAGCTCTTGCGATACCCGGCGCACCGTCCAGAATGGAGTTCAGTTCTTCACCACGAAGCGCACCCGCCGCCATTGCCTGTGTAAGCTGGATCATGGCGTTGCTTTGCTCTTGGGCCGTAGCGCCGCCAATAACAAACTGCTTGTTCACCTGCTCCATGAAAGCAATGACCTGATTCATGTCACCGTTGAAGGCGTTACCGGCGTTCAAGCCAAGTTTCGCAACGGCGGAAGCGGTATCAAAGTAAACGGATCGGGAACGCTGGGCGGAAGCCATGATCTTCTGTTCCAAGGCTTCAACGGAACCGCCATCATCCACAAGCAAATTCAATCGGGCTTTGGTGCTTGCCAATTCATCCGAAATGTTCAGAACCTTATTGATCCCGGCGATACCACCAGCGGCAACGGCAATTTTCTTGATGGTGGACAGAAGTCCATTGGCGGAATTGTTACCCCCACGGATGGAATTGTTGAAATTCTGCTGTTCGTTGTTGGCGTTCCTGATATTTTCTTCAATGGCATCAAAGGCGGTTCCCGCTTTCGCCCATTCTTCACGGGCTTCCCGGATTGCCGCCGTGTCAACGGCTCTACCGGAAGCCTGTTGCATGGATTCAAAGGTGTTCAGCACAACACCCATAGCCTTGTGCATACTCTGAAGGGGGCTGGTAACACCATCATAAAGGGCAATAGCGGTTCGGATAGTTCCCACAGGGATCACCACCTTTCTTGGAGAATAGCCGGGGCCTTAATGGTGTCGGCCCCGGCGCTGTTTGCGTTCAATTTCCTTCTGCTTCTTCTTTTCAGCTTCCACCCGAACATCAATGGCCGCAATGATGAAGGCCCGTTCACGCCGGGGCAAAGCATAGAAGGCGGAAGGTGTTAAATGAAGTTCGTGAAGGCAATAGTAAGCAATGTTGGCTTCACCATCACCTTCACAGATCAGTTTTTTGCTTCATCAACCTCATCCTGCATGGTGGTATCAAAACCACACACTTCCTGAATCTTGGTCAGGTATTCGGCATATTCGCCGGGGGTCAGCATGGTTTTCAGAAGGGCATCAGCGCCCATGACCTTGTAGCTGTCCTGAAGTTCCTTATCATTCAGATTGGGGAACACGGTACAAGCCACGGCCAGCTTGCCAAGGTAAAGATCATAGTCGGTTTCCTTCTGATACTGGTTCTTCTTGCCGGGAACCGGAACACGCTTGGCACAGGACTTCCGAAGGGCTTCATCCTCGGTGCCGGTGATGGTCTTGATCTCCCAAGGAATGGGGTTGCCATCCTCACCCAAGAAGCGTTTGGAAGCAACAAACTTGATGTTCTCAACGGGAACGGCGTTTTCAGCCAAAAAAGCGGACAGGCTCATTGTTTTTTTCCTCCTATATTTTGATACGAAAAAAGGCCCCGGCCCCTACCGAAGTAAGGCCGGGGCGCTCTGCTTACTGCATACCGGCCAAAAGGCTGAAGGTTTCGGGCATCTCGAAATTTTCAAAGGTGAAGTCCATATCTTCATCCAAGTATTCCGCATCAGCATCAAACTTGGCAAGCAAGCCGCCATCCATATTGCAATCCTTCAGGATCACGGTCTGACGGCCCACAGAAGAAGTGGGATCTTCATTTGTCACCTGAATGTCAAAATAGACATCCTCGCCGGTGTCCTTATAACGCTTCATCAGCTCACGGAAGATGGAAGTGTTATAGTGGAAGGTGGCGGAACCCGTACCCTTCCAGCCGGTGGCCTTATTGCCCTTGCCGGTCTTGCCCAAAATGGGAACTTCCGTTTTGTTCTTCTCAAAGTTGGCTTCAAGGTTGATAGCCTGCATGAAGTTGTAACGGTTATCCCCGATGGTCACGAAACATTCAGCCAAGGAAGCGGAAACAGCATCCTTGGCGTTCATGATGGTTCTATCTGCCATGATGGTTGTACCTCCTTACTGAACATAGACGGTCATATAAAGCTGTTCCATAGCGTTCACGGGGGTCACATAATCAGTAACCACCACGGATTTCTTGGTATCGCCCTTTTCAACCGTCACATTTTCGCCGCTGAAGTTCTCAATGGCCCGAATATCCTGAAGTTCCGTGTGGTGCTTCACAATATCGTTCCAAAGGGAAATCCGGCCAGCGGCATCATTGGGAACCTTGCCAAGATACTTCTTGCCGAACAGAACGGCAATATCATTGGCGATCTGATCCAAAACTCGGATCGTCTGGTTGCTGGAAAAATCGCTGGACTTTTCATCCGTGATGGAAATGAAGCTGTTAATGTCAGTCAGGACACACACCGCTTCATCCACACGATGGAACATGAAGGAACCTTCCCTGATCCCGTTTTCAAGCTGGGTCTGCGTGAAATCGGTGTCCACATCGTATTCACCATCATAGGTCATGTTGGTGGCGCTCTTATTGACCGCCGTGCCGCCGATCACACCCGTAACCCAAGGGATCAGGGCGGTGGAAGTCTTGTCGGAAGTCAGGCCGTTCTTGACGCTCACAACGCCTTCATAGTCGGCCAGCTTGCGGAAAAGAACCACCTGAAACTTCTTGCCCACATCATCACGCATACGCTTTGCGAAAGCCGCAAACAGGGCGGTGATGGTGGCCTTGCTCTCGGTGCAACCCATAGCGTTGAAGGTGTACGCTTCCGCCTGATCAAGATAGGTCTGATAGTCGGAATCGGCCACGGTGCCATTGGTGCCGCCCGTCAGGGGCAAGGAAGCGGTCAAAGAAAGGGTTCCGCTGGACTTCCAATCCACATAGGCATTGGCCTTCAGATCGGTGATAGCGGCCACACCTTCCTGAAGATCAACCTGAACGGTTCCCAAGAAGGTTTCCACATCGAACAGCGGCTTCTGTTCTGTGGTGTTTTCATTCGCCGTGATAACGGTACGAAGATCATTACCACGGGTGCCGGGGTATTTGGCCGTTGCGTAGGTGTTAGCCGCCTTCACGCCGCTGGTGCCAAGGCGGAAGAAATGAACGGTTTTGGCGTGAAGGAAGATTTCACGCATAGGCTTCAGTTCATCCGCCGTGTACGCATAGCCGAAAATTTTCTGACTGTTCTTGATAAAGTCAGCCTGTTCCACCGTGAAAATCTTGCCTTCAGGCCCCCAATTCATAGCAAGGGGGATGGTGACAATGCCACGGTCAGAAAGGGTGGCGCTTGCCTGCGCCACAGAAATGAAGTTGATATATGCACCGGGCAGAACCTTGTTCTGCACCAAGAAGGTGCCGCCGCCAAGGGCCATATTATTTCACCTTACCTTTCATAAAGTCATTGATCAGCCCATCAATCTGATCGAAGGTGTATTCCTTCCCATCTTCCAAAAGGACAGACAGAAGATCACGCCGGTCAGCGTAACGCCTGAAGGTCAACACCCGTTCTTTGGGGAATACCACCGGGGCCGTGATGGTCGGTTCCTGTGCGGTGGCGGCTTTCTTTCTGGTAGCCATTCAATCACCCTTTCTTTGGCTCCACAGTAGTTTCCAAGGTTTCCATTGCGGTTTCCTCGGTTTCTCTGCGAAGTGTCAAATTGTAGTTCACAAAGAAGTGAAGAACCCCGTCTTGCACTTCATAACTCATGGAAGTTCCGTGAAGCACATCCCCATTGGGAAGGGTGATGAACTCCAAACATTCCATCAAATCCCCGGCCATAGTGAACAATTCAGCGTTGTTTCTCCCGCTGGTTGGGAAATAGTGAACATCCAGCGGGTTCCGGTTCATGAATCGGTTCTTCTGCAACGGGGAAATGTCAGGCTTCAGGACAGCAATGAAAAAACAGGGTTCCTTGAAGCCCTGTTCCACATCATTCTGATAAATTTTGTACCCGGCTCCAAAAGTGGCGTTCAGCTTCATGGAAACACCTTTGATGATTTCATTGATCAACTGAACACCCCCTTCAAAGCGTCATACAACATATCATTCAGAATGGACGGTGCCAAGGTTTTCACTTCCTGTTCGGAAATCGTCAGCATGAACCGCCCCTTCACCCAACTTGCCTTCAGGGTCTTTCCCAAGGCGGGAACATAGCGCCCCGGTGTTTGCCGGTGGCCGTATTCCACATAGGACGCATATTCCAAATTGTTGATGATGGTCACGGTGTACTGCTCCCCATGTTTTTCAATGGGAAGGATCGTCCAAGCGTCACGCAAGGAACCGCCACGATAACCGGGCCAATATTCTTCCTTGGCTTCATCCGTGGCATACGGCGGAACCACACCAACGGGGGTTCTTTTCTTCACCTTATTCAGAAGGATTTGGGCAATCTTCTTGGCGGCATCCCGGCAAAGCCGATCCATGTCAACTTCCGAAAGCTGTTGAAGGCGTTCATCCAGCTTCTTCAATTCCCGGTAATCACACCGGCCCCATCTTCCCATCAGGCCCACCCCCTGAAGGGTTCAAGCATGATTTCTTGATGGTTGGAGAAAACACCCGGTTCACCGGAACGGGAATAGGTGAAGGTTCGTTCCACATCGTTTGGCCGGGTGACAATGATCTTGCATCCTGCGGGAACCTTCACATCCGGGGAAAGGAACAGCTTCACCACCTGTTGGGCCGTTGCCACTTCATCCCCATTGGTTGAAGTTAATGTTTCAAAAGACAGCTTGCACGGCTGATCCTGAAGAAGCGGCTTTTCTTCAGAATCCGTCAGGTGGGTGACAGGATCGGTGACTTCTTCACGGATGAAGATAGAACACCGATCCTTCCACAACCGTTCTAAGGCGGTTCGCACGGCCTTATTTACCATACCAACCGCCTATAACGGTAGATTTCACCAATGCGCCCGTTGATCAGATAATCAATCAGGCTGTTCAACCTCTGTTCAGGGGTTGAACTACCTTCACCAAGGGCAAAGGTAATGTTGGTGTCACCTTCCTGAATGGATTTCACCGCCGCATCCAAATCAAACCCTTCAAGCTGTCCAGAACACTTCTTCATGTTCAGGTATTCGCCCACGGCCATAGAAACGGCCAGACTTTCCAACCCCTCCGGGATTTCGGAAAGGTTGGAAAGATTTTTGATCCGCCATTGAACATTGTTCAAAACCATATCCAACAACGGATCATCAGCGGCCCCCGCCACGCCAAGGGCCGTTAGCATTGCAACCGCTTTATCACGCAACGGGGTTCACCGCCTTTAGCCACGGGAAAGAATCCGGGCAATGGGAATGGCCTTGTGGTTGATGTAGGAACGCTGACTTGCGGTGCTTTCACCGGAATGAACCAGCGTCCAGTTTCCGCCATTTTCCAGGTCAGCCGCCGTGGGGCTGGTGCTTACCTGCGTTTTCTTCTCATAGGACAGGCCGAAGGGGGCGAAAACCTTACGCTGACGCATATACAGCAAATCTTCACCGCCGTTGGTCTTGGGGTCACGGGCCATTTCATAGGGAACCTTCACGCCGATGTCCTCATAGGAGAAGGCACCGTTGCCCATAGCGTAGGTGGTGTACTGAACACCAGCAACCACATAATCATTGGCCGCAAGGGTCTTGGAACCGAAGTAAGGCGTGACCTTGGACAGAAGGATTTCACCATCAGCGGGGGTGCCAGAAGCGACGATCTTCAAAGCGCCGGTGGTGTTGGCATCGGCATCGAAATAGCCTTCAGAAACGGGCATCTGATCGGTGACGATCACCAGCTTGCCGTTCCAAGTACCCAATTCCAAATCACGCTGAATACCGTCCTTGTCGGTGTACTTCAGGCGTTCGATCAGGTTCAGGTTTTCAAGGCCGGTGGAAACATCACTATGGCAGAAAACCAAAGTGAACTTCTTCTTGTTCGCACCGCAAGCCTTGTTTGCCGCCGTGTTCAGGGTGGTGGCGGTCATAGCACCGGAAACGGTGGTGGTGTGCTTCTCCACAAATTCCTTGTTCTTGGCATCGGTGGTGGACATGGCAAAAATGCCCTTCAGGATGGAAAGAATGGTGGCTTCATCCAGTTCATCCTTGTACTGTGCGACCTGTTCGCTGATATTCGCCATGAAATCAACGCCACCGGTCACATCATAGGAGAAATCACGCTCTTTCCACGCCTTGGCACGGCCAACCACCACAACGCCCTGTTCAAAGGTCTTGGTGGAAGTGGCGGTAATGTCGGTAGAACCGTCATAGTTCACCGCATCACCGTCAATCAGGCCACGCATGGCAAGACGGGCGTAGGCGGTGCCGTTCTGACCGCTGAACACTTCCTGAATGTCAGGGTTTGCGGCCAATGCACGGGATTTCTTGATTTCGTTCATGTTCAGGTTGGGAACACGGGCCACCATGTACTTGAACGCTTCAGCATTGAAACTCTTGGAATCAAACTTGTTGTTAGGCATAGTTCAAAACTTCCTTTCTAAAAATAAGATTTGTAGGGGTGTTGGTTAGTCCAACTTTGCATCCGGGTGGGCTTCCAAATACTGACACAGTTCATCATAGGTCATTTTGGAAGGATCATCACCGGCCGGGGGTGTATCACTCTTTTCACCGGGCTTGGCACCCTTGAACTTCTTATCAGGGGCCTTGGTGTCAAACAGAAAAGCCGTGTCCTGACCGTCCACCAGCTTCTTGATTTCGTCACCCAAACCCTTCACCGTGCCATCATCGGCCAGTTCAGCCTTGGCAAGAAAATCAGCCATCAGCGCCTTAACAGCGGTGTTGTTCTTGGCCTTGGCTCCGGTCAATGCCATATCAACGGCGTTGCCGATCTTCAGCGCCTTCAGTTCGGCTTCATGGGCCTTCTTCTGGTTGGCGTTGTCGGTCTGAAGTTGGGTGATCTGATCCTGAAGCGCCTTGGTGTCACCTGTGGACTTCTTCAGCGTTTCAAGCTGGGTGTCACGCTCTTTGATCGTGTTCTTTGCGTTGGTCAGTTCGGTGTTGACCTCGTTGAAGCGGCTTTTGGTGACGAAGGAACCGTTCAAGCCCTCCATGA